CCGGAGATTAGTTCGATTACCGAAGCTAATATCCACGCTGCGCCCTTTCAGTCTTGCAAGCAAGACTGCATGGTCGTCGGAGTGATATGTAATAGGTATATCAGCAAGGAATGTCGTTCTATATCCTTCGATATAGTTGCGACATCTTGTGGCTTTGGATTCATCAAGATTTACGATAAATCCACCGTCACCATACCCCTCTGAGATCAAATGAGGATTTCTCACTCGATTACGGAGGTACCGCCAACAACGATAAAAACGTATATCGCAGAATCCGCCTAGGTTCCGCGCAATACGTCTGATCGAGTTGGCAGTATGGTATGTCCTTGTCTCTCCATTGACTTCTTCCTTTAAGAAGAAGGGCTTGCAGTCAACTCCGTTAAACCAGTGCGCTCCACAGCTCTCACGGAAATCGCCTGAAGAATAACTCTTCTTTTGATTAACGTGGAAGCCATAAAACGCACAAAGTTTAACGAAGAGGTCATAAGAGGCTCTAGGGATGATAACATCATCACCATAGACGCTTATCTCTTTCACATTGCCATGCTGATGAGAAACAGCAGCATAAGCAATAGAATAGAAGATAAGTGATTCAAGTTCGAAGGTAAAACCGTTCCCCATACTGGAGAACTTTTCGTACCTGAATAGCTTCTTATCAACAGTGCCGAAGCGAGATCTCAAGAGATCCATGATAGAAAACCAGCCATTCGGAAGAAGCTCCCGAACAGTTGATTCCGCTATCGTGTCGCTCGCAGAAGAGAAATCAACGGTAGCAAGATGATTAGTCAAGCTACCTTCTCGTGAGAGAAGTTGATTTCTAGTCTGTGAATTAAGATCTTGCCCTACCCTTCGAAGTCGCCGACGGATAAGTTTGCCAACGCCCTTTTGAAACCAGAGGTTTAATCCTGGCTCAACGGCAATGGTCCTATCAGTCTTAGAATTCTTAGGGACGGTGACAACTTTATTTCCAGATTGGATTATCCTTTTAGATAAATCCCAATTTGGATAGATGGATGCAAAAAGTCCACCCATAAGGTTGTCAAGTGGTTGCGTTGTCCCGTTTTCTAAACGGAACTTGTTGACCGAGCTAGTGTCAGTACCCTTAATTAAAAGGGTGACACCAGGCCCCCAGTCAGACGACTCTACCCAATCTTCAAAAGAAAAATCGCCGAGAATGGAATCAATTTTACGCAACACTGCGTGGTGCAGTGACGCGCCAATCTCACGGTTGATTGTGAGATGGTGATATCCACGATCGTTGATTCTCTTACATTCGCGTTCAGCGTCGAAGAACTTTTCCATGGCAGCTTCTTTCTTACTGATTCCAGTAGTCAAGAAGACGCTTTTGGATAAGAACTTAGTAGCTAAATACGAAAGTCGGAATTCCTGCGGATCTAAATAATCGGAGGGTTCAATCTCCAGCTCAACAAGCTGTTTATGTTCCTTATTAAGGAACAATAACCAACATGTAAGAGCTCGCGGAGTATCCAATGATGAAAGGTAGAGTTCGACGACTTTTGTCGTCACGAGATGAGCAGTCATTGCTATCCGATCCTTCTAGGCTATAGCCTATGAGGTTGAACTGGCCAACTACAAATCAATAAATCGATTCGAGGTTGGAAACCGCCGCGTAAGCAGGAGAAGAAAAGAGAAACATCGCAATTCTTCCCGCTACTTCGAGCCTCTGGGCTTCCGTGCTCCTTTTTGGGAACACGAATTCCAAGTTGGCAAGACACTCCCCGATCTTCAGGGTAGCGTCATCGGCGTCCATCATCGGAAGTACAAGCTTTGCCTGAACTCTCGAGACTTGGCTCCCCTTCGCAGGCAAACGGACCGACATTGAAAGGTGAGGACGGGCATCAAGCACGTCTTCATCCTTATACCAATGAGCGACACCGTTGGCATCGATGAGGGAGGGAACGAAGTTGACAGCGCCAGCAGGTACAGGGTACGTGCTAGAGAAGTCACCAATCGCCACGGTTGCGAAAGCAGTCATGAAAACTCCTACTAAGGGGTTAACTCAGTTATTTAGAAATAAGCTGAGTGAAAAGAGCGATAGCAGATTCAACGTGACCTTTGCTAAGCGGATTTTTAAACTCTGGGTTCGGGACATCTGGAAGAGGAATAACTTCCCTCTTACAGTAAAAATTATCTCGAACTAACAGAGCCGTAAAATAACGCCATTGCAAATAGCCACCGTTGCCTCTGTCCGAAATACCAGTGAGATCAACCCACGGGTATTCGGTTGGAACCGCTCCATCTTCGTATCGGAGGTAAGAAAGCCGGTGGTATGTTTCATGTACCGTAACGGTTTTATAACTCTCCTTTACGACAAGACCGTCAAGAGCTGAAAGGTTCGACAGAAAGTCGCCAATTGGTAAAAACCAGTCAACGACAAAACTGAACGGAACTAACTCCCAGATGACGTTTTTTGGGTTAGTGAATCCCAAAGACGCTGCCTGCCGGACTAGATTACTAGGGACGACGAAAGACGTGCCGTATTTAACACGAATTTCGGCAGTTCTAGTAATCACGATATACGATCCAGCGCCGAGAGAGATAGTCTGCTCTCGAGTAAAGGACTGTTTAGCGTGTCCGTTGGACTTAAACGGTGCCATGCGTTGAATATACTCCGCAAGGTGCTCAGCAGCTCCCTGAAGGTCGCCGATGAGTGGTTTAAGGCCATACTTCCAAGCAAGGTAATCGTTCGCTAATTCCTTTGGGGATTTAGGGAACAATATAGCGAACATCTTTGCAATTTTGCCTTCCTTTAAGAAAAGGAGGGCCTTTGCAATTCGTTTCGCAATGTCGACGATCATATTGACCGTCAACATCCCTTGCGAGAGTTCGGTTGCTAGATCAACTTTTTGATTCTTCAGTTTCGTGAAATGACGGCGAAGAGCAGTTTTGCTTAAGCCTTCAATTTCATTACTCCAAAAGGTCAAAAGGGCAGCTTGATCCATAACCTGGCCGCTATCAGCTCCGAGTACGGGATCTGAGGTA